TATGAAATATGGTTTCATCACAAACTGTAATCTATGTTATAGATTGCAGTCAAAGTCTCACTTACGATAATGGTGCCCAAAGCAAGGGAGCGTATTTGATCGGCCAAAACCTTCAAATCACTCTCTGTGACACCGTAACGAGCTGCTAGTGAACTGTCGGAAACACGCTTAACTTGTATCGTGTCCTTCTCGACAAAACAGCTCGACTCCACTTTTGAAGTGGGTGATCGAAACCTTTCTCTAAGAGCATCCATTAAGATACTCGACGGTTCATGCACATATCCTGCTATGACATTGGAACAATATATCTCAAAACGAGTGCTCCAAGAAGTAGCCATAAACTCTTTCAATGTCATATTCAGCATTTTGGGTTCCATATCCCCAAAAAACTTACCAAAACTGCGCAACACAGAACCAATGTTTTGAGCTAACACCAATTCACCATCGTCAGCATAATGGAGACTCTTCTTTAAAAATTGCATCTTTTCAACACAATCAAAAAAGTTTGGACTAACATCCAAATTGACTCCAACTAATTTACCAGCTGACAATATTCCTTCTTTGGTGTAAACTCCACCATGGGCAAAAGAAATGCCCACCAACAACATAACCATAAAGTTGTTGCTAGTCGTCAAAACAGTTCCACTTGTCTCAATGGGTTTACGAACACCACGATACTGGCTATGCCATTTCATAGTTCTCTTCCCATCAGCACTCTTCAACTGTATGTCTTTCTTACACTGTTCGACTAAACCAATAGCTCTTTCACAATCAAATGAAGACATTGCAAGCGCATTACAAAAGAATCCAGCGGATTTGACTGATTTATCACAAGCTGATATGTCAACATTGAAAATAAAAGGATCTAAACCTCCTCTCGCCCAAACGGAATCATCGGAATAAATCAAAATCAATGTTTCATTAAAATGCAACCCCCTGGCTATCTCCGACATATATGACAAAATCTCGGAATTCCGGGGTTTGCTAAACATTTTGATTCGAAACACGTTATCTTCAATGACAATGTCGAACTCTTGTGATAATCCAACTTTAATGTACTCAGGTAACTCAGCTGCATACATGCAACCAGCCTCATAAGCCCCTGTTAGACGACCAACTTTCCCACTCTTAGCAAGTTCCAACTTTACACCTCCCTTGACACGATTTGGCATCATCAACTCATCAGTGGAAGAGTGGCCAAACTGCTTGACATAGCCCTGTCTCAACTTCTTCTTCACGTGTTGAATCTGGGCTATCTCCTCTCGGGATAATGGGACGCATCGGCACTCGTTCATCTTAAGAAAGGCGTTTTCAAATAACCACCCCAAGCCATCTCCCACAGTTGACAACCACTCGTCAATGTAAGCACGATGAAATCTTTCTCGATGAAATTGCATATACGTTTGCGCCACTTTCTTAAAGATAGTGTCTATATCTCCTTCAAAAAACTTGTCGCAAGCGCAAACCTCAGCAACGGCCTCTGCGTGAGGTATGTTATCCCATATAGCTGCACATGACAATTCATGAGCCAAAATCATTTCATTACGTGAACGTTCCTCATGATGTTCCTCAAGAGCAAAACACCTTTTCAAAGCGCCATTTCTTGTGGTGTCATCATTATCATAAACCAAAAACTTTCGCTCGCCCTCTAGTGAACACATCCTAGTCATATACCAATGTCGATGGACGCGCTCAACTACTTCGAACTCTTTGTGTATGTTCCCTTTGTCATCAAGCACTTCCACAAAATCACCCTGAATGATAATAGAAGGGTCCAGCTCATATACCGGACGCACGGGACACGGAATTGAAGGGACTTCCATAGCTTTTCCGGTCTCCAATGAGACGTGATGCTCATCTTCATCGACATCCAAAGCTGCAAACCGATTCCCATTCACCCTTCCGTTCAAACCCATCATTCCGGCATATTGGTTAGAAGCATTCCACGTAATATGATCAATAACCCACAATAAAAACTTGTGCACTACTGTCTGGTCTAATCCACTAATCTCCCTGACAACACTTGCTCCCAAAGTAGCTAATGTGTTGTCAGATAAAGTTGTGGACCTCAATTTGCTACCATGTGCTGCGACCAAAGCACGCAAAACGATGTGGTTTTCCTCTCTGTGGCAAACCCCATCAGGTGAATAATAAGCAGCCAATTTTCGCTCAACCCATGCAGGTTCAACGATCTTGCGGGTGCCTTTCGGTCCGCATTTAACCCATCCTGGACCGCTTTCCAAAACGTTGTCCAAAACAATTCCTGATGGTGGGCTAATCTTGA